CGAGTGCGGCGAAAAAATGATTATCTTAATGCCGCCATGTATGGGCATGACCGGAGCGAGTCCGAAATATCCGCAATTTTGCTCGAGCGAGTGCGCGGACAAAGCGAAAACCAACACTTTAAAACCCGAAACCGATGGGACAGATTACACCGAGCCAGGAGCATAGCGACGCGATCACTCGAGAAGTGAAACGCATCCGGGAGCAGACTTACGCCGATGCAGAGGCCGAGATCCGGAGATATAAAGACGCTCAGGAACACCCGACATTTTTCAACAAAGACAATCTCTCCGAATATAAAAGGGATTACGTCCGTCAAAGGAGGTGCGGCCATTGCAACCGTCAGAACTATTATAAAAATGTAAATTGCACCGAGTGCGGAAATAAGATCTAAACCATGAGTAAAAAATCATTATCAATAAAAACAGCAATCCGCCGCGAGTGGATTAAGGCAGTTGGTGAGTATAATTGGGATTACATCCGCATTCCGATCCAGCATGCTCTCTCCGGATGGTCGAGGACTGAGGACTGTCCCAACGATGTCAATCCATACGACAAAGACCTTTTCGAGTTGTCTCGAGTGAAAGGTTTTTTTCGACCAAAGACACTCGCCAGGATTGAGTCAAATAATGGCTGGACGTTTATCGAGTCTCCGGAGGATCTGCCGACTGACAGATCAATTTTATATCAGATCCTCAAATCGGATGGAGATCTGATCGATACATTTAACCTCGAGCGTTTCAGTCTCGACAACGTGGTCTCCATGTACTCCAGCAACAGCATCACGCATTATAAACCGCATATCGATTATTTACCAATTTATTAACCAATAACACCAAAAACATGAGACAGTTTAAAGCAAAGTATAAACTTATCGTAAAGGATGGAGTCCCGCATTTCGTACTCCAGTCGCCGAACAGCCGAGTAATCGGAGTTAGCCAAATTTACTCAACGATCCAGCATGCTCTCGATGGCATTAAAGCCGTGCGAGATCTCGTTTGGGATATTAGCAATTTTTTCCGCATGGAGTCAGCGGATGGACAGCATTATTTCGTCGTCAAAGGTAAAAACGGCGAGGTCGTCCTGACTTCGGAAATGTATAAAACGTTTGCCGGTATGCGTAACGGGATCAGTTCCGTAATGCGTCACGGTATCACCGAGGAGGTCATCGAAAAGAGAACCGAAACGCGAACAGTTTTTAATCCTCCTCATGTCGAGGGAAATAAACACATCGTCGCATAAATGAACCAAGTAAAAGAATTTCTCGAGTATATTTTCAACGCCTTTAAAATTTGGATTATCGTCCAACCCTGGGAGCAATGTCTCAGGGTTCGGAGCGGTAAAAAAATAACAAAGCTATCCGGCGGCATTTATTTTAGAATCCCTTATTTAGATAGTTTGTACATCCAGGAGACACGACTGCGAGTTGTTGGCTTATCGATCCAAACCCTGACATCGAAAGACTTTAAGACGATCACGCTTAACTCTGCCGTCGGATATTCGATAACCTCGATCGAGACGCTTTATAATACATTATACCATCCGGAGAGTACTATCCAAAATATGGCAATGAGCGAGATCTCGGAGTTTATTTATAAAAACGACCTGGAGGACATCAAACCGCTCGTAATAGAGAAAGCTGTCCTCGAGAAGTTGAACGCCGAAAATTATGGCATAAAGTTCGAGTACTTCAAAATCACAAACTTTGCAGTCGTCCGAACTTATCGCATTATCCAGGATCACCAAAGTTGGACGGATAACACTCTCGACATGACTGTTAAGAAATAAATCCTCGAGGTAACGATATTTTTATACATTTGTAATCAATTATTAATTTAAACCAACAACCATGAGAAAATCACTCGCAATTATTGCCCTGGCGTTATGCGCCTCGACCATGTTCGCCGAACAGTCAAAGACATACGGCAAAGCACCAACGGAGGCCGTAAACCTGACGACAGAGATCGCACTTACATCGACCGACATCGTGTCGCCGATGGTGTTGTCTGTAACTGAGGTAAACGACATCCTTTTCGCAACTGCTCAGATCTCCGCCGATGGCTATTGCCTTAGCAAGGCCAGCCAAATCACTTTCGGACTGAGGAACGGCCGACAGGTCATCGTGAACCACATAAACGGAAATTACTGCGACGTGGGTGCGAAATTTGTCTTTAAACTGAGTCCGGAGTCAATCAATAGTCTGTCAGAGTCGCCGATCTCGTTTATTTACTTCAAAGCCGACGAGGATTTTTATAATCTGCGAAAGATCACCGATAAGGATTTCTTTGTCCGAAATTTCAAGATCCGGAAAAATAACAGCGGATAGCCATCCGTTTTATATTTGTTTGTTTTAGGGAAGAAAACCACGCTCAAAAGGCGTGGTTTTTTTGTTTGTGTAAATCCAAAGGTTTTTTATATAACTTTGCCGTACTGCGAGGGGAAGCAAAACCAACAATATTTTATTAATCTTAAATTTCATCTTATGGATTGTAATTGTCCGGAGGCAACCTCGCTCGTCGAGATCGTTGCAGAAGCATGCGGGGTAAATCTTAAACAGATCCAACGCCTCGCCGCTCAGAGAGTCCAAACGACTCCAAGTTTTACACCTACGACAATTTTGGATCTTTCAGCATGGCAGGACTTAATGTCGGCAACTGACTCGACCAAAATCGTCGTTACACCTTTAATCGCTGGAGATCCAGTAATCGAGCCAGGCGATAAAATCACGACCGGCGGAGGAGATAACTCGACTCTTAACGGCGTTGAAGAACTCGAGGGCGTAAATCCGTCGAATTTTTCCTGTCTGTTCAAATCGCTCTCAACAGCTACGGAGGTAGCAATTAAGGCTTTGATCTGCGAAAAAAACCTCACCATTTACCTCATCCTGGAGGGAGGTCGCATCGCATGCGCGACAGTTTCGGCAACCTGCTCAGGGTTTCAAATCCAGTCGTTTTTCCTCTCTGACAGAGGTAACGCCGGTTTTGGGACGAAAGACTCTTTTAAATGCTCGTTTGCTTTGCCGTCAGGCTGGTCGGAAAAACTTGCAATTTACAAACCGACCTGGAATCCTTTAACCGACTTGTAACATGGACACAAAAGACACGACAACAGCACCGGGGACTCCGGAGATGGTTTTGCTCAAAGCAAAAGACAAAACTGGCGAGGACATCGCGCCGAAAGAGTTCGAGATCTCGAGAGCGAACAAACTGTTATCCCTGCATAATTCCCAATGGGAACTCGTTGCAGACAAAGGATATACCTGGAACGGCAAAGACCTCGCTAAAACAGCAGAGAACGCCGAGGAGACTGCAAAGCCTAAAAAATAGCCATTTATGAAACTCACGAAAGAGCAAGCCATCGAGGTAATAAAATCGCCAGCATCAAAAAAACAGATCTCCGCCGCTAAGGAGCAGGAGTCTCAGTTGCGCGTTTTTACCGAGGATATGGATCTCGACGAGTTGAACGATGAGTTATATTGGCCGAAATTTAAAGCAAGAATGAAAGCACGTTTAAACAGTAAAAAGTTTAAGCGTGTTTTCGATTTTGCAAGGTATCCGCTCCCGACCATCGAAATCACCGACTCGATCCTCTCGGATTTTTTTAAGGTATTCGATGGGAAAAACCGAAATTTCCACATCGACGGAGACAGGGACATTTCCCTGCTTAATAAGTGGGTAATCGAAACGAACCTCGAGAAGTGGATCGAGGAGCATGCCCGGAGCGTGTTTAAATCGAAACCCTGCTCGTTTGTTGTAATCGACCGGGACAAAAATGGCAAACCTTATCCGTTACTTATCGAGTCCTCCAGGCTCATCGATGCGAAATTCAAAAGCGCAAAAGGAGATCTCGAGTACATCGTATTTACGCACTCCGTCGTCGATAATGTAACTTATATTTCACTTTACGACGATGAGACTTATTGGGTATTTTCGACAACCGGCGGCGGAGATTACACTCTCGTCTCGGAAGCAAAACACCAAATCGGATACACGCCAGCGGTCGCATTTATATCGTCGGCATCAAACAGCAAAAATTACTTTAAGCGTCGCGTCGCTTTTACCAAATCGCTCTCGAAACTCGAGGACTGGACTCAGTTCGACATTTACCGCAATTTCGTCGATCACTATGCGCCTTTTCCGGTTACTGAGTCTCCGATCCGCTCATGTCCAAATCCGGACTGTGAGGATGGAGTGATCTCGATCTCCGAGGTACTCGATCCGTCGAAACCCGAGGAGGAAACGATCAAATACTCGACGTGCGAGATATGCGCCGAACGCAACAGCGACAACGTTGGCCCTGGTACTCATATCGGGATAAAGGTAAAACCGGAGAAAGATCAGGACGACGGGCGCGGAGTCTTTAAAATGATTTTCCCGGACGTTGATAAACTCGAGTACACTCCGAAAAAACTCGACGGCCTGGAGTTGGAGATCAGACACAAAACTGTCGGATTGAATTACATGGACTCGACTAATGAGGCCATGAACGAGATGCAGTTGTCGGGATCTTTTGCCTCGATGGAGTCGGTGTTGATCCGGACTAAAAACGAGATGGACATTTTATATAAGTGGATGGTCATTACAGCGGCCAGGATCTATTATAAAGAGATTAACGTCCGAGTCGATGCAAATTTCGGAACTGAGTATTATCTCGTTACCGAGGACGATCTCCAAAAGCGTTACAAAGCCGCGAAAGAGATGGGACTCCCACAGGAGGAGCAGTTAATGATTTACCTGCAACTAATCGACACCAAATACAAAGGAAATCCGAACAAAGTCGAACGTCAAAAAATGCTCATCCGCCTCGATCCTTTGCCGCTTTATGACTTAAAGGATATTATCCAACTGAGGGACAAAATGATAATAGATGCCCAAACTTTATCGTTTAAAGCAAATTTTGTTAATTTTGTCGCAAGGTTCGAGAACGAAAACGCACCGATCACGCAATTTGGCCTTAACATTCCGCCGGAGAAACGTCTCCTAAAGATCCGAGAGGAACTCGATCGCTATAATGCGGAGTTGATGGCAAAAATAAAGGCAGAGCCAGTAAAACCGCCTGAGCCTGCCAAAGTTTGAGTAAAAACCATTATTAATAATCTATTATGAAAGTAGTAAAAAACACCGTAAAAGCCAACAATTTCAAACAGGCTTATGCAGAGTTGGCAGAGATCGACAAAGTCGAGGCCGATAAACTCACCGGAGAGATCGACGAAAACGATCGCGGCCATAACGTTGTCTTATGTATCCAAAGGATCAACAACGAGGCGAAAAAAAATTATGAGACTCGTCTCAGTATCCAACAATTCGACCAGCAATCTTTCGAGAAACTGCAATCGAATTTCCAGTTTTTAGGATTTGACAGCATTATCCTTTTGCACAAAGCCGAGAAAGTGGAAACACCGGTCGCCGCTCCGGTAACTGCCGCCGCCGCCGCTGTTGAACCTGCCGCCGCCGTAACTGCTCCAGCCGCTCCGGTTGTAGGCAAAACAGAGGAGCAGATCCGCGAGGAGATGAGACTCGAGTTTGAGAAAAAATACGAGGGTTATGTCCCTGCTCCAGCCGCTCCTCCAGTTTCGGGATCGATCAGCGCGGAGGATCAGGAAGAACTCGACAAGAAAGCAAAATTACAGGGTTTTGTCGATACTGATCTGTCAAAGATCAAAAGCATCGACGGCCTCGCAAAATTCGCTCAGGATGCCGAGATCGACATTACTGGCCTCGCGAAATATGCAGACATCAAAGACGCGCTCGTGGCATGGCAAACCGAGACGGCGGCAGAATTAGCCAAATAACAAAACACAATTTTTAAACCATAAAAAGAGAAGATATGGACATTCAAGCAATTAAAGACGCTGTTACAGCAAAACCCGAATTACTGGACGGACTCGTCCTATACGTCGCCGAGACTGACAAAGGAAAGGCGTTAATCGATAACAAAGCGAAAGCACTTTCCGAAGCAAACATCGGCGAGGAGATCAAAAAAGTACATTCTCGTTATGACGAGGATGTTTTTGCGATTTTAGGCGACAGACCAAAAACTATCGACGGAAAACTGGAGAAAAGTTACGACATGGTAAAGAGACACCTCGAGAACTTAAAAAGGCTCGCGGCCATCGAAACCAATCTTAATGAGGCCGACGTGGTCAAACAAAAAAATGCCGAAATCGAGAAACTGAAACTCGAGGGAGGCGGCAAAATGTTCCAGGAGCAACTCGAACAAGCGAAAAAAGACTTTCTCGCCAAAGAGGAGGAGTACAAAACCAAACTGGAGGAGGCACAAAAGGGAGCAACCGACGGCCAGGTTAAAAACGACATCGCTGTCGCTGTCGCTGGATTAAAATTAAACCCGGATCTTACTCCGACGATGCGAGCCTTAGCCATAGAGAAAGCCGAGGCCGAACTGTTGAAAAACAGTAAAATCGTTGACGGAAAAGTGGTTTATTTGAAGCCTGACGGGACGACTTTGTTAAATGCAAAATATGAGCCAGCAAGCGCGGCGGAAGCACTCGCAGGGCTGGAAGTAGTGAAAGAGATCTCACTCAAAGAAACGCCTGGTAAAACAGGCGGCGAAGCACCTCCGGGATCGGGAGGAAACGTGCAAACTGTAAAAGTCGAGGGGAAAGACGATGCTAAGAAATTGATATTTGAAACCGGGACGGCGTTCACAAGTAAAACCGATTTTATCGAGAAGTCTGAAAAGGCTCTCCTCGCGTCGGGATTTACGAGAGGCGACTCAGATTGGGACAAACTCAAAAACGAGGCATACATCGAGCATAAGGTTTCAGAACTGCCAGCAGAATAATTAACCTTTTAAATTTTTAGTAAAGATGAGTTTAGCAAAAACCTATTTACAAGACATCCGCGTCGAGTATCCCTCGGAATTAGACCGCGACGAGTTGAGAATCACGCAAAACGGCCTTTTGTATGCCGTTATCGAGATGACGAAATCAGTAAGATCGATCGTAAGTTCGGACTTAAAGAAAAAAGCCATTACGTCAAATGGCCGTAACCTGGACGTACCAGTTATGAAAAAAGGCACGGTTACAATCCTCAACGTGAGGTCGTGTACTATCGCCGGAGGTAACAGCGAGAGCGATTTGGTTCGTATCGTTTGGAAAACACTCCGCTCCGACATTTTCATGGTTCCGAGTGCCTACGACAAAAACATGATTTCTTACAAAGAGGATCTCGCGAAAAAATTGCGCGAACTCGTTGAGGCTTTCATGGTTGAAATCGAGGGCGATTTGGATACTGCATTGAACGCGAACAAAACTCAGGTTTATAACTCGACCATCGTTGGCTCGACTTACACCCTGACAGGAGGAGCGATTCAAGTGCCGGTAGCAAAACAGGATTTCTTTTTCAATGACGTTGCGCCGATCAACTTCGCGGACGACTTCTATGCGCCGACGGTTCGTGTTATCGGATCTCACTCGATTATGAGTGTCGTGAGCAAATGGGGCAACCAGGGGACAGGTAACGCGATTAACACGTCGTTCCAATTTCCAGGGAAAAACTTCTCTTTCTCGAATCAGATCACGGTCGGAGTCGGAAAACTGGCGACCGGTTACTTTATGGAGGACGGCTCGATCGGAATCCTTACTCGTACCGATCCGGATGCGAGGAGAGCGGCCAAAGCGACCGACGGGACGACATGGATGGAGGAAACTCTGCCAGGTTTCCCTTTTGTGGTCGGAATCATGTACAAATCAAGTTGTAGCGACCAATCGCTCCTCGAGGCTGGCCTCACGCACTTAACGGCGACGTTAACGGAGCATTGGCAGATCTCGATGGATTTCGGTATCGTCGTCCCTTACAACAGCGATCCCGTAACCAAAGCCGGAGCGATCCGTAAATTTGAGTTCGTACCGTAATTTTACGTTATAGAGAAACCAATAAGAACGCCTTATCTCTCCCGAGGTAGGGCGTTTTTTAATAAAACAGAGTAATTATGTTTGACATTCCAAAAGTTAAAGCCGCATATAAGAACCTGATCGGATGGAGGCCGCATTTCGACAACTGCATCACCGTAAACGACAGCAATAAAACCTCAGAGTCCGGAGACTATTATCAGGACAAATTTCCTCCGCTCAGGCTGGATTACATCATGGCCTCCCTGACAGACAAACAGGACATAAACAAATATATCGCCGAAAAGGTCGAGGTCGCAACGGTCAACGTCTTTAACGACGTTCTCCAAAAACGCCAGGTCGAGGGATACGGAAAGACTCTCCTCGAGCAGGTGCAATTATTAAACCGGCCGAGTTTCCTCAGCGATAAGATCGTAAACCAAAGCCGTTTCGTCGGCTTTCAGATCAAAGTCAAAGACGTGACCGGTTTGCAGGTGCTAATCGATCAAATCGGTTTGCAGTTGGACGGAGCGCAGGAAACAATAAATATTTATTTGTTTCACTCCTCCAGGATCGAGCCGCTCAAAGTTTTCGAGATCTCGACACTTAATTCCGCGTGGGTTTGGAAATCGATCTCGGCCAGCCTGGACTCGATGGACAGCGAGAAGTTTTTCGGCGGCGTGTTTATCCTCGGTTATTATCAAAACGATCTGACCAGGATGGCGATCAATTACTCAAATTTTGACTGGAATAAGGGAGAGTGCCAGGGATGCGGAACGTCTTATTACAGTTTATGGAAATCGGTGCAAAATCATTTCCACATTTATCCGATCTATTGGCCGGAGGGTAATTACACCGTCGGGGAGATGCCCGACCTCTCGCTGGCGAGTTACGACAATGCGAAATCCTGGGGACTAAATCTAAAATTGACAGTCCGTTGCGACCTGACGTTTTTCTTTGTCCAAAACCGTTTCGTATTTAAGAACCTGCTCGGATACCAGGTTGCTTTATTAATACTCAACGACATGCAGTTCTCGACGGAGATCAACTCGACGCACGAGCAACTCCGAAACATGATAATCAGGACGCTCGAGGGCGATAAGGAGACCAACGCGCTCAACCTGCCGCAACAGTACTCGAGAGAATTAAAAGCCGTCAGTTTCAATATTTCCGATATTAACCGGGTTTGTCTCGGTTGCATCGAGGACACTTATCAACCAGTAATCGGAGTCGTGTAATGTTTGACAGACAACTCGCTTTTATCGATGACATGCCGAACCTGATTAATATCTCGTTCCGACAGGCTATCCACGAGAACGGCGGAGTAATCGAGAGTTACATTACTCAGAGGCAGTTACCAAAAGGACTCGACGGCAAAGGAGTAAAACTCCGGGAGTATAAGGAGGTTTATAAGCGAGTTCGCGCTTACAAAGGATTACAGACTGAAAACACCGACTTAAAAGTTACCGGATCGTTTTACGCCAGCGTCGAGGTCGAGTCCGACGATGTCGGTTTCACCGTAAGGAGCGGAGTCAGTTTCGGAAAGTATCTCGTCGATAAAAGTGAGTCTTATTATGCATACGGTTTCGACATTTTACGACCATCCGCTGAGAATATGAAAGAGTTTTTTGAGACTTACGTGGCATCAGAGATAAAAAGACGATCGCACGGCCTCAAATAATAGCGGTTTTTTAACGATGTCGTGCCTCGTGACAGAGGAGTGTCGAAAATATATAAAAGTGCCTTAAAACGAATAATCGCAAAAAATAGCAGACCATGAATATCAGTAATTTAGAAAATAAACAATTTCAAGTCTTAAACCCGGTCGAGATCGATTTGGCCGTGAACAATCTCCGGGAGCAACTCTCGAAACTTACTTTTATTTCTCACCCGTTCCATATTGCCCAACGTTTTTACAAAAAGGACGAGAAAAATGGAAAGACGTATTATTTTCCGGAGATCTACATCGCCAGCGGCCAGGACAAAGACGATCGATACATCCGTCTCACGCCCGACAACAAACTCAAAGGATCGTTTTTCTTTGTGGTATCAACGGCAAAGGATAACGGAGACGGTTTCCTGATCTATAACATCGGGATCGTGTTTTCCGTAAACCTCGAGTTAATCGATCCGGTCAAATACAAAAATTATCTTTTCACTCAGGAACTCATCGGCCAGGCGCGTCAGGTTTTAAAGGCCGCAAAGCATGCCGTCGATTTTACGTTCGAGGTAAAGGAGGAGGTCAGGGACACCCGGGAGGTGTTCAAAGAATACACCATCGACGAGGTCAACGCCAACGTTTTCAACCGCGCACCGATGCAATGTTTTCGCTTTAACATTACGGCGACCATCGAGATCCCGTGCTAATCCATTAAAATCAATTTACCATGTGCAACCAGTACGACATCGAAATCAACAGAGGCGACACTTTCAACGAAAGAGAACTCGAACTCGTCGAGTATGACGACGAAACCATCCCACACATCGAAACGCCGGTCGATCTGACCGGAGCGAGTATCTTAATGCAGGTTAGGCAGAGTCCGGGATCGACGGTTTTGCATGAGTTCTCGACCGCAAACGGAAAGATCGAAATCACCAACGCGATCGGCGGACAGTTCCGGATCAAAGAGGAGATTATCAATATCGCCGCCGGTCTTTACCAGCATGACATCCAAATCACTTTCGGAGACTTAACAGTCCGGACGTATTTCAAAGGCATTTTTAAAGTAAACGACGACATCTCCAGGCCATGAGCATAATCCACAAACTAATCATTAACACCGTTGTCAACGAGACCAGCGTTTCGATCACCGAGAACGTCACGAAAGTAATGCTCAAAGACAACAGCGTCCGAAAGGTTACGATCGTAAAGATCTCAGACAGTAAGGGCATCAAAGGAAATCCCGGACTCAACTCGTTTGAGTTTTGGCTCACGTTGCCAGGAAACGAGGGAAAGACCATCGACGATTATAACGCCTTTTACAAAGGTGAGCCTGGTGAGGATCTCCACAAAACACTCGAGCAGGTACGCCTCGAGGATAACAGGATCGACGGAGACATCGACGCAAAAAACCAAAGTACTGTTATAAACATCCGGGACGCTGTCGATGCTCACGAACCGGCCGCACTTCACCAGGTCGAGGAGATGAGGGACGAGGCCAAAAGTTACGCCGATACGGTTTCCGCCGATGCCGCCGCCGCCGTTACCCTGGAGCAGACCAGGCAGAACGATAACGAACTCGGAGGAAATATCGACGCGGCCGGTAATACGATCGACAACCTGCAAAACGCCATCGATCCGCAACAACCGGCAACGCTCGCGCAGATCCAGCAAGTCCTCACCGATGCGAAAAATTACACCGATACAAAGACCGTTGACGCTGTCCGTTGGGTTGCTTATTGGGATGCAACAGGCGGCATATATCCGACAGGTTTCCCCGGAGGCCAAAAGCGCGGCGACGAGTTCGAGGCAAATAATGCGACCGTCGTCCTCATGCCTGACGGACAGGAAGTGCAAAAAGGAGACGTTTTCCGCGCCAGGATAAACGCTCCAGGTCAAAATCCATTAAACTGGTCGATAAGCGACGGGAACGCGCAACAGGCGACAGAACTAAATCTCGGACTCGTAAAGATCGCACCGCAAACCGAGGCGCAAAATATCAACTCGACAGATGACAAAACGGCGATTACTCCGTTAAAGCATTGGATCGCGATGGTGTACTTTAAAACTCTCGTCCATGCTTGGGATCTCCGCCAAATATTCACGACAGGGATCAGACTGCCATCGCTCACAAACGGGCAATATTTGCGCGTGGATGCCAGTAAGGACGTAATCGGACAGACCGGCATCCCTGCCAGCGATATAACCACGCTCGACGCGACTCATCGCTGGTGGACGGACGCGCTCGCCACGACGCTCTCCGGGAAAGAGAACTCGACCAACAAACAGAACAGTCTCGCGACAGATGGCACGGGAGCAAAGTTTCCGACGGTCGATGCGACAAACGCCGGTCTCGCGTTAAAACAGGAGGATTTGTGGACATTCCAGCGCACAAAAGGGATTTATTTCTTTGAGGACTTTCTCGGAGGAGGCGGAGGCGCGGGTTTCAGTTTTTCCAATACGTTAGGGATTGGATCTCTGACAAGCGGAACAGGCGCGGGATCGTCTGCCCTGCTCGGGCGTAATAATGGATGGAGGTCGATGTTTACCGGAACAACAGCAACAGGCCAGGGCGGTCTCTCATACGGAGGCGGCGGAACGTATTACACGGGATCGGGCGCGATGACAGTCGAGTCCCTTATCGAGCCGCTCGCGCTTTCAATATCGACGGACAGGTATTTTTATATAAATGGATTTTTGAACGCTACCTCAAATTATGTGAGTCCTGGATCGGGAATTTTCTTTTTATATGACGAGGGTAATGTTTGGGGATTTGGAGCGTCAGGAGGCGGATTAAATTGGAAATGCGTCACTCTCAACGGTTCGGGCAGACTCATCACGACGACAGCCGTGCCGGTCGCACTTAATGGTCAGTATAAACTCCGCATCGAGATAAACTCAGCAGGCACGAGCGTCGAATTTTACATTAATAATGTTTTAGTCGCCACGCATACGACATTTATCCCGATCGCCGCGACCGGGATCTCATGGCTTAATATTTTAAACAAATCAGTCGGGACGACCTCGATGTCTTTCGGGATCGACTTTCTCGCTTACCGGCATTTATTCGCCGCAACACGTTAAACAATGGAAAAATATATTATCCTTTTCGGGATCACGCTGTTTTTATATAACCTCGGCTTAAAGCTGGGGTTTTGGTATTTCATGGAGCAACTCTCCGGGCGCATGACGATCCGGTTACTCCATCAGCTTTTACAATGTCCCTGGTGCATGATGTTTCATGTGAGTTGGATCTTAACAATAATTTACGGTATATTGTTCGGTTTTGATTATTCTCTTTTAACTTTACCGTTTATAAATGCCGGATTACTCACCCTAAAAATGACAAAGTAATGGTTTACCAATTTGGAAAGCACGAAATCGAGATTTACGACAGCGTTCAAAATATGCCGATCCTCCGGTTTCAAAAGCTAAATAAATATACCATGATAGACCTGGAGATCGGGAGCGATTTCGCGGATTACGATAAGCGCACCGAGAAAGCGTTGGCCTTTCTCGCAAAGGGCATGGTCGCCGAGGCATCTCAGGAATTACAGAACCGCCGCCAACTGGTTTACAATGCTTACAATGAGCAGAGTCCAAAGGGCAAAGCGTTCGCGGTGTTGATCCATCGCATCGATAAGGTCGAGTATAAAAAGTTTGCTCCGGATGACCTGGATCGCATCCTGATCCATTTAAACGACATCGGGTTCGATATTTTTACGTCAGTTGAAAAGCTGAGGGAAGTAAAAAAAAACTCGAGACGGAATTGGGCGCATATTTTCCAAAGTATTTTCCTAAAAATGCGAACCAGGAGGAGACCGCTCTCAGGCACAAGCGAGTAAACACGATCCTCGACTGGATAATCAACGGCGGCGTTACCGATGAGCCTGCCACATACCAACTCGAGAAAGAGATCCTCGAGAATGACCGGCCGAACAGTTGGAATATTTGGAAAGAGGATAACATGGAGAAAATGCTCGAGGTCGATTTTCATAAGTTTGCGATAGCCGTAACCCAACACACCGGCCAAAAATTAAAGAACCTCTCAACGTTCTCGTTTTATGCGAGTGTCGCGCTGATCGAGGAGAAACACCAACCAAAATAATATTTTATTATGAGCGATATTGCATTTAAGTACAGCGAGTTTTTTGAGGACGATGGTGGGATGACCAAAGTAAAGACCGATTTTGTCAAACTCGGGGACGAAATAATCGCCGAGGCAAAGCGTGTAAAAAAGGAGGTAAACGAGTCTTTCTCTTTCGATAATACGGAAGTCCTGGCGCGTCTCGAGAGCAAAGTCGAGGATCTCGAGAAAACCATGAAAGGATATAAAACCGCAAAAGGAGATCTCGATAAAATCGACAAAGAGCATAATCGGACGCTCGGAGAGCAGATCGCACTCGACGACCGACTCATTAAGTCAAAAACCAAACTTACCGGAAAGACATCCGAGGAAATCGTCAACCAGCGAGAACTCGCAAAAATGTCGGATCTCTATGCTAAAAAACAGAGCAGTCTCCTCCCGATTTACGATAAAGTCGCCGCAAAGCATGCCATCCTCGCCAAAACTTACAAAGAGTTGTTATTGAAGCAAGAACTCGGGATTAGTTTCACGGCCAGGGAAACCGCTCAACTCGGTTATTTGGAGAAACGTTACGAAAAATACGACTCCGCTCTCCGTAAGGCGGAGCAGGGAGCAGGCCAATATTTTCGGAGCATCGGGAATTATAAATCGGCTTACGACGGCCTGGGTAATTCGATCAACCAACTCACGCGAGAACTGCCTGCATTTACCTACTCGGCGCAAACCGGTATCCTCGCCCTGTCGAATAACATCCCGATCCTGACCGACGAGATCGGCAGGCTCAACAAAGCAAACCAGGAACTCAGATCGCAGGGCAAACCGGTCAAATCGGCATTAACGGCCATTTTGGAGGGAGTGTTTTCTTTGCAGACTGCAATGGGTATCGGTATCCTGATCCTGACGCTTTACGGAAAGGAAATCGCGCAATTTATCGAGGATGCTTTCTCCAACGCAAAAGCACTCCGGGAACAAGCCGAATGGCTAAAACGTACCAACGAATTTTTAAAGGATCGTAAAAAAGCACTCGAGGAGGGTAGCGAGTTCGAGCGCGAACTCATTAAAAACTTTGAGGCTCAGACAAACCAACTCATCAGGCTCAGGAACGCGCGAGGCGAAAACGATCAAAAGAACGCGATCGAGGAGAGAAACACCAATCTCCAGCGCGTCAAATTGTACAAAAAGGCAACCGAGACAGAGATCGAATTTATCGAGAAACTCGAGGGAGTTCGACAACGTAATTACGTTAAGCAACTCGCCAGGCTCGAACGCCAAAAGAAAAAAGACGAGGAGGTCGCCAGCAGAAACTCCCGGAGCGTTATGGGCATCGGAAAGACCAACACCGACGGAACGTCTTACGAGGGACTGTCTCCTCGAGACATCCGGGAGCGAGCCGACAAAAGGATCGCGGAACTAAAACGCGCCGCTTTCAGACAGCAGGAAGTCGCTAAAGAGGAACTCGCTCAAAAGAAAAAAGAGAAAACCGAGTTACTGATCCAGGAGATCAATTACACCAAAGAACTCGAGATCTTACAGGAACAGCAGAAAACCGACCGTCTCCGGAATTTACTCGAAATCACCCAGGATCGTAAAGTTACCCAGGCCGAGGCGCAAAGGTTGCTCCTGGAAAACGAGATCAAAAATAATGAGGAGATCCTTTCGTCTGATAAATACACGGCGGAACAGCGCATCGCGGCTCAGGCTGTTATCGTTGACCGTATGCGAAAACTCAACAAACTAAACCGTCAGACCGAACTCCAGGAGTTAAAATACGCTTACGAAAAACAGCACGAGGAGATCAAAAAGAACGCGGACGGCACGGTCGTAACACAAAAGTACGTTAACGATTTACTCCTGGAGTTGTACAAAAAATACAATGCCGATCGTCAGATCGTCCAGGAAAATTACATCCAGGCCGAGAAAGAGACAGATCTCGCGGCGCGGAAAATATTGCTATTGCAGACGCTCGATTTTCAGATCCAAAAACTCAAAGCCGACCAAAAGTATTACTCGACCAGCGCGGCGCAATTTGAGGCGTATTTTAAACAGATCCGAGAAGTCCAGGACAAAATCGATAAGATCACCAACCAAAAGACGATTTTAAACCAGGCCGACACGATCAACATCAACGACGCGGAACTCGCTCGCCTTACGGAGTTCCAGCAGAGGATAAAAGACAGTTTCGGCGATGTCTTTCCGACGGCTTTGTCGAAAAAACAACAAAAGCAATACCTCGGAATGGTTAAGGCGTTCGAGAAAGAAACGCTCGACATCGCAGAGGACGCGGACATCCAGCGCAAACTCGCCAGGCTCAACCAAATCGAGGACGAGAAAAAAACGGCGGAGAGTTCGATCGAGATCCAAAAACTCGAGATCGAAAAACAGGGCATCCTCATTGACTTAAAAAACAAAGAGATCAAAAAGTCCCTGGATGGAAATAAAACGATCCTCGACGGATATAAGGATTTTAGCAAAGAGTTGTTTCCGCTATTGGATAAGATCCTCGACCGGTTGTTGCAAATGAATCAGAAACGGATCGACTCGGAGAAAAATCTGCTCGAGGCGCAAAAAGACTCGGTACAAACCCAGGAGGATCGCGCTCGTCAAGGTCTCGCCAATACGCTCGCGTTCGAGCAGGCGATGCAGGCCAAACGTGAGGCCGACCTGGTTCGCAGTCAGAAAAAACAGGAGCGTCTCGAGAAAGTTAAGGCATTATATACCTCATACACCAATTACTCGAACAAAGGCGACAAAAACCCGATACAGAAAGCGTTAAGAGATTTCGCGATCCTGGAGGCGATCTCTGCATCGTTCGGAGATGGAGGAGCGGCCGACGACGTGCTTAAAGACAAAATTCCGCACGATGGAAAGGGAATAATCCGAGGACGTTCTCATCGTGGCAGACAGGGAGGCATCCCGGTACTGATCGAGGGAAAAGAGGGATTTTTCTCAGGCCGCGAGATGGCAAACCTCGGCAAAACCAACTTTTACAAAATGAAAGAGATGGCGAGCCTGGGGCGCGTCGATAGCAATTTCTTTACGGCTCAGGGCAGGAACTTCATGCAGGCCGTACCGGTTGCAGTCGGCGGCGGAAACAACCAGGAGATTATCGCCGGTCTCGAGGATCTTAAACATGCGATCGAAAATAAACCCGTTAGTAACTGGCGCGTCGATGAGGTCGCCGATGGGATTATGAAAATGACCGAGACCATCGAGACGAAAAATAAGACTAAAAGAAATCATTACGTCATCAAAAAAGAGAGATTATAATGGCAGAACTCACTCACATCATGGACGGACAATCTCGAGGCGTTCCTCGGGATTGGCAGTCTTTAAAGATCTCGGTCGATTGGAAAGACAAAAAGGAATCAGGGGCGATAAACGTCTCTGATTTGTCATTTACCGGAGAGGCGAACGAGTATATACAGCAATGGATCGCGGACGGGAATATTTTCGAGGGCATCCCGTACCTGATCGCCGTCGGCGACGTAAATAATCCGGCGTTTCAGTTCAAAGGATACCTCGATCTAACCGATAACCCGATCGTAATCGGAGGCGAGGAGAGTAAATGCTCGCTGAAAAAAGACAAAGGAACGGACTGGCTTAACGACACGGCCGACAGTTTCTCGATGGCATACCTTTACTCCATCGGGCGGATCACAAATGCCGACATCGTCCGAGTGCCTTATGTTATAAATTACGTCCCGGACGGTATCCAGTTGATTGTAATCGGAATGTCGATTTACATGATGACTCGAGAACTGATCGACGACATCAACCGGACGACAAAATCCATCGCAGACTCGACGGCCGCATCGACACCGGTTGTCGGAGTCTCTGTCGGAGTTGGAGGCGGAGTCGTTACGGCCTGGAGTATTGGTCTTATCGTTTCGGTTGCTCTTAAAATAATCGCGGACATCGTTTTGCGGATCGCCATGTCAATCGCGATGAAAGCGTTAACCGAGGAACTTTTCGAGCAACTGATCCCGAAAAAACGCTATCATTTAGGTATGACGTTTAATAAAATGATGGAGAGGTCGTGCCAGCACCTCGGACTCGGATACTCGTCGAATCTCATGGCGCAACACGCGAACTGGACTCACATACCGACCAAAGACCGAAAAGGCGGAGATAGAGGAGAGTTCGGTTATCCCGACAACAGCAGTCCGATTTATACCTTTGGGGATCTGATCCGGGAGATGAAAAAAATGTTTAACGCTGATTACCGTATCGTTAACGGGATCTTTTATTTTGAGGTTCGCGACTCTTTCAAAACTCCGACCATTTACCAAATGCCGCCGGTACTCAACAACCAGGATCGTCGTCTCGAGGAGCATACTTACAACACCGACGAAATGATCTCGAATTATAATATTTTATGGGATTATGACGTACAAGATCAGAACACTCTCGACGATCAGTCGGGCAGGATATTCCAGGCAATCACATCGGCCAGGACAGCGATAAACCCGGAGTACGTTACAATTAAAAACCTGGCTCAAATCGCGATCCCTTTTTCGATGGCTAAGGAGAAAACAAAACTTACAGACGTTGAGAAAATCCTCAAAACTCTCGGAAAGCTGGTCGATAATATTACCGGTATTTTTGGCGGAGGCACGAATTTCGCCGGGCAGATCGAGGACAGGATCGGATCGCTGTTGCTGTCGTCTCATTTTCTTACGACCGGGAAAGTTGTCGTTATGCAGGGAGGAAAACTCGCCAGCGGCCAAAGAGCATTATTGTCCTCGAGACTCCTTTGGGATAAGTATCATTATAAAAACTCTTTCGCGCCATACAACGGAGAGCATAATCAATACAGGCGAATTTTAAACAAGCGCGTCCCGATGTCTCTCGAGGATTTTACACTACTTTTGGAAAATAACGAGGGACTCGACGATGAGGGCAAAGAAATCGAGATCGAAAAGTTTGAGTATTTTCCGGACGATCAGACCGGAGTTATCGATTACCGGAGAAAGGAACTTTACTCGAGAAACCTTAAAATAACACTTTTGTAATGCAGGACAGGTTAAACAAATTATTAGAGACTCAGGCCGAGCAAATGAAGCAACTCGAGAACACCATCAAAGGCATGGATCAGGTTTTCGAGGACATGCTCGCACAATCTCCGATCGAGGACAGAGAGGTCGTTCTCGAATTGCAGACAACTTACAAACGCGCCTTACAGTTGGCGAAATCAGGCGACCGTAACGGAGCAGAACAATTACTAAAAACTTTTAGAGATGGGCGTAAAAATCACCAGCAGGATATATAAAGAACTTTTCACGACCGGCGATACAAATTGGCTTTTAGGCAACGTCGGAGAGTGGCAAAAACTCACCTTAAACGCTGAGGCCTCGGTCGATTATTTTGCGACCATGTCAGAGCCGATTATCGTTAACCAGGTCGATAAGTCGCTGACGTTGCAGAATGGGAAAAAATGGTCGGATTATGGTTTCGACATCGGTCAAAGTTGTACGTTTCGTTTTCGGTACACCAACACGATCGGCCTGGACTTTTATCTCCAGGGAACTTTTACCATAATGAACCTTTACGGAGACAAACTCGAGGCGGACACGTTGATCGCCGGAGGTATCCCTCTCTCAAATGGATCGTTTCCGGTCGAGCGAGCCGACGACAAAACGTCCGAGGTTACTGTTACGGCCAATGAAGAACCGGAGGGAGTAACACTCACTTACGGCCATATCGCCAATGCAGACTCGGAGAGCGACGAACTCAAAAGCGTAATCGACTCCAGTACGACAAGTTTTGTTTATCCAAATATCAAAGCCGAGGCACTTAACACCGTACACGCAATGCAGGCCGTCGGGATACAGTCCGGGATGTCTGTCCGCACCGCAACGGTGAAAAGGCAGGGACTCAAACCAGGATCGACAAATGTCTATTTGTACGAAATTGTCATCGAGTACCTGATCTCGTCGTTTTTTGACTCGATAACCGACATCGAGAGCCTCACTCCTCCGGAGTACCTGCAAAACGCCGCATCGTTGACCGATAATTTTAAAATTAAGTTTACTCCGAAATGGAATAATCCAAACACTCTCATCCAAAACGATCTCGCAGACACGGCCAGGCTCGGTAATACGGGATGGTTTAATGAGAATTTTAACGAATTGATAAATGAGTTTCTCGTCGAGTCGCTGAGTTACCTCGATGTAAATGGCAACGCGGTCGATGCCCTGGATTTCGTCGCTGAGACCAAAGTGGTCGGGATCGTCTCGGGAGTTCCCAACGTTAGCGCACTAACGGAGTGCGGTTTCGGATTTATGTGGATACCGAAAACCGATGCAGATTATAAAAACAGACTTACGCCGTTTTACCAAAACACTTTCGTCCAAACTGGCAGACTGACCGACGGATATAATGTCGGGACATTTTACCCAGCCACAAACATCGGGGCAGGAGTCGGCGGCGGCATCGACACGAAAAACGTAAAATTTACAGATCTCGGCGGAGGTCGGATCTCGTTCGAGGCGAACTTTATGCCGACGGCAAACTTTACCAACTTTTTTGACGCACGTCTCGAGGACGATCGAAAATATATAATTTGGATCTCAGTTGCCGATCGAACCCTGGCGAGAAACTTCTCGGATCGCGTTTCCCTGCTGGCCGATTTCCGGGACATGATTAAAACCGTGCCGCAAGCCGGAGCGTATCCGCTAATTACGGCCGAGTTCCTGGAGCATCCTGTCGAGGAGTTACAGCCTGGAGTCGCAAATTATGCAGGTTTCTCTCAGGACGACGTTTTGTGTCGTCTGCCGTTCAAAGTAAATTATCTCACGTCCGATTTACAGCGCATCCGTTTCGGTGTCGAGGTTTATAATCCGAGTACGAATGTCCGGAGGATATTGGATAAATTCGACTGCAATATGACTCAGTTTCCGGACGACGCGAACGGAGTGCCGCAATTCTCGATCAATACGATCAGAGGCTTTAAACTCGAGAACGGAAATAATAAAAACTGGGTAAAAATAAACAGAGAGCCAGCGATGGACGCTCCAGGACAGAGCGGTTATCTCGCATATTTTGCCTTTAAAATCCGTTACGAGGATTGGATCGCGCTCGGAGGCATGCCAAACGATTTTTTTGATGCGCTCGCGCTCAATCATGGATTTAATAACGAGTGGTTTCACTATCTCAATACTCTCGGATGGCAGGTTGCATTTTTTACCGAGATCCAAACCATCGAAAACGGCGGACTGCTGGAGTACCGTAATCGCTGGGATATGACTTTTAAGCATTACGACACAAATACGCTCATCCAAACAACGCATAATTATTACAGGGATGCGGACGGGACTCTGCTCAACGTTGGGACAGATCCGGACTCCGGTCGTCCGTTGGGCGTTGTTTTGAGCAACGAACCGACCAGGCTCGAGATCTCTTACACGATCCAGGACTCCGGTGCATGGGATGGCGCGAACCTTTACGCCGTTACGACAATCGAGATCGACCGAGGCGCAGGATTTAAGGAAATGAGACAACTCTCCTCGGTTTGGGGTTTCGAGAACGACAATCCGCTCCGTCCGTTACCTGGAGAGGACGGCCTCAAAATACAGGTTTCCGGAGATTTCAAAACGGTTAAAACGTCGTGCCTCATCGATCCGCAGTTGCTCGACGACGCTCCTCGTTACAGAATTACCGGCCGCGTCGGATGTTTTGACGGCGGACAGCCTCCGATCACGCTCGGCAAATATGAGGCGAGATATGAGGATCGTTACGAATAGAAAAATTAATTACATTTACAAAAAATTACAATCATGGCCGATAATCTCGCAATAGTAAAAGAGCATTTAGACACCGCAATCGATCCAGCGGCAGATCCGGGACAAATTCTCGCCCAGGAGCATAACGACGTTTTTACCGAGATGCTTTCCAAAGTTGGAAAATATACCGGCGGATCGTTTACCGTAAAAGGCGGAGCGGCGACGGTTATGTTACCGGGACAGATTTACATCCTGGCCGCGTTGGTTGCCGCCGATGTCATCCTCGTAATGAGCCAAACGACAAACGACGGTAATTATACCAGCAATATTTTGTCAAATTGCAACCGGGGCGATGTCCTGCATCTCAAAGATTATAACGGCCGGAGTTCTTATTTGAAAATATCGGAAATTACCGAGGGCGTGGATACTGTTGAGACTCCGACATTTGTCGTCAGCACGAAACCAATGCCAGGAAATCAAAATTACACTTATCAGGTGTCCGACGCGCTGATCTGCATTGTCGAGGTCATTAAGGGACAGGATTTCGACGCTTTGCTTAGTAAGATCGACTTACGCCTCACCTGGGCAAAGTATGACGGAAAAATCGAAGATCCGGTCGGTGAAGATTTCGACACCTATTTTAAAAATGTAATGTTTACGGGAATATTGCCGGGAGGAATTACAACTCCAGGAGTCGTAAAGGTTAAGCAACCGATTATAAAAACGAAAAATTACGACCTCATTGCAGATTACTCTCCAAAGGTTATAATCGAGCGATATTCGCCTCAAAAATACAAAGGCAAGGAATTAGACACAAATTTGCGTAATTTCCAGAACGCCGGATATAAACGCGACATCGTCAACGCTTTTGGTCGTCCGTCAGAGTTTGATTTGACGAGTGAGAACTTTATCCAGGATTTATTTGCTGAGTATTATTTCCAGGTCGAAAGTTTCCCAATCCCGAGAGGGATCGGTCGCCGAAATTTTTCCGGGTTCGATAATCCGAGCGGATTACGTGAAAATCTAAAAGGTTATGTATATTTGCGCTTTAAAATACAAATTACGGTCGATGGCGTGGACTACATAAGCGAGCCGAAATGTCCGTTTAAGATAGTGGGAATCGCGACGGATACCTTTAAACTGATTTCGTATGCGTTGAATATATAAAGATTTGGTATTTTGTCATAGGCAGCCTGTTTTGGCGCTTGTTATACCAGCCTGTTTTTGGCGGGGGTTATATATACCTGAAAGAACATCGTCACCGCGACGATGTTTTTTTTTATACTTTTGGTAAAAAATAATATGTGTGATCCTACAAAAACGCCAATCCTAAACATCAGTTTCATCGCTCCGGGAGACGAGATAAATTGGTTTAACAACACCGCAAATCCTATCAATATTGAAAACGAAAAACTAATCCTCAGACCGAGCGGACAGGGATCGGTTTTCTCCAGGACACTCGGAGCGGTTTCCGGCGATCGAGATCGGTTTCGCATGGTGTTGAACTTTGAGGCATATCGCCCGGCACTCGACGGCGCAAAAGACTCGACGTACATCGTACAGGTGTTGCACGGCGGCAAAGTGATCGGTCAATATATCGTCCCGTTTAAATCAATCGCTCCGGGGCAAATTGTAAAATACAGCCTCGACAGGACGATAAAAAACGACGGCCTGTCCGGGAACTTTTCGTTAAAAATTATGAGTCCGACCGGTTTCGAGAATGAGATCCGGATCTCGAGTATTTTGGCCGAGGAGTTTAATTTTTGCACCGAGAAAGTGAGGAGTTATTTTATTTTGCAGGATCTTTTCGAGAAAAGCCTCTCCTCTCAGACATCGGCCATCAGACTCAACCGTTTTAAAATTGACGGAATCGAGACGCTGACAAATGCGTTTCTCGCTTACAACACGCAGAACCTCGGACACAATCCCGAGGCGGATTGGCTTTTCGGACGTGCAAATCTTGACGGACAGGACAGACAGGAAACTTTCGCTTATGCCAACACTTTTAATCCTTTTGTCGCGGAGTTAGGCCTCACCTTTGGAGATGCCGCATATCACGGCGGAAACGCTACCGAGACGACGGACGGACAGGATTATGGCTCGGCACTTTTCGCGATTGGAGTCGATAAGCCGGAAATCCTCAACGCTTTGCAACAGGTTCGCAAAGGCGCATTTTATCTCGACATCGATTACACGAAAGGCCTGTTTATGGATTTCGATGTCGTCATCAACAACGTATCGGACGAGGTTTTTACAGATCCCGACATTTACCGAAATTATCGTCTCGTTTGGGACTTCGACAAAAAAAAGACCTCATTTTTTTACATCGACAAAAAGACCGGCGTTAAAGTCGATCAGCTTGCAAACGGTTTCCTCGCAGGAGCAACCGGAGAACAACGGCAGATCGACGAACTCGCAATCGGCCAGCGGATCAATTACGGAACAAACGAGAGAGATTTCGATTTTTATTTCGACGTACCGGCAGGAGAGGGAAACACCGGCATCGAGTTTGACACCGGAGAGATCCCGACAAAAATCGACATCCTGGACGGAAACGACACCTATACGACAAATTACCTCGGAAAGTCCGAAAACAATCAGTACTTATTAAATGCCTTAGTCCCGGCAAATCTTATCAAAACGACGGCCGACGGAAATGGGAAAGGGAAAATTATATTTTTCAAACCGACCGGCGCGAAAACCTTACAGGTAAAAGTCTCGACTCCGGTACTCGGTGCGCTGGGATACTTTAAAACACTTTTCTCGACCGCCTCATCGCTCGAGATTGGAGTGGGAGGATGCGCCGATGAGGTCGATTATACCGACAGCGTGTTCATGGCGTTATCAGATCCGGAGGTTTTCGAGATCTCCGACGGCCTCGAATTATTCCAGGACGAGGCGTTGTCGATACCGTTCAACGGACATAATCAAACATATAAGGCGAGATTGTACGGAAAAAATGGTTTAATTTACACCGGCGTAAGTTTCAAAGTCGGCTCGACCGGCATCGTGAGCGAGACAACAACCTGTTAAAAAATAATTTCACATGAAAGACAATAACGACGTTTTGGTTTTAGATCCTGGAGGCTTTGGTTACGCTGGAGTTAATCCCTGCCCGTATGCGGAGAGATCTCTCAGTTATGCGACCGGGATACAACTGCCGACCATCGGGATCGATCCGGACATCATTTTTAAAGAGTGCTGTTATACTCACATAGTCCTCGCGGATCTCGCATCGTCGCTCGATTTTAAAAACGATTACTCCGGATTTTACCATCAGCGGCAACTCCCGAACGAGACAGCCGATTTTATACTGTTCCGCTATCAGAACGGACTCGAGTATCCGCTCATCGATGACTCGTTCGGCTCATTTTTCCCGTTCGGTTATTTTGCAAATAATCCAGGCCTCAAAGGATACCGAGTCGAGTGGAAAAAAGTCCTCACGGCACTCGGAGAGGGCAGTTATAAAATAATTAAGCGACAGAATATAAGCGGCCTCCTGTTCGAGACCAACTCGTTTACTTTCACGCTCAGGCAATACTCGAGCCTGTTGGCCGACAAAACCGTCCGCATTGATATTGTAATGAATGGCCGAATAGAGCGCGACAAAGTCGAGTTTTATGGAGCAGGATGGAAACACTCGTTACGAGTTCCTGGGTTTTTCGGACGACGTGAGCATCAGTACGAGGAGGACAATGTGATCCAAAAGAACCTCGTAAAGCGTCAAATCTCCATGACTCAGTCCAACGAGTACAAGTTCCAAACGAATTTCGTCCCATCCTGCATAACCTCGGAGATAATCGACTTTATGCTGTTTGCAAACGACATTTTTTTCAATGACTACAATTTGAATAATCACTCTTACGATTATGCAAAGTTTCCGGTAAAGTTCTCCTCGAATGAGGGGACAGGTTACTCGGTAACGACCAGGAAAGCGCGGTTAAATTTGGTATTCCAGGACAAAGCGGCCGACGCTATTAAACGAAATTTTTTACAGTAAAATGAAAATGATAAAATTATTTTTTTACCGCCTGATCCTGATCGTGGATAAGAAACCAACCTGGATCGACCGCGTCCGATATTGGTTTGAGGTAACTCCTTTTTTCAGCGGCTTTTGTTACCTGCTCGACGGGATCGACTTATGGTTCACCACAAATAAACAATTCGTTACGTTTGCCATTATCGCGGTCGTTATTAACATCGCTTACGGAATGTACTATCACCACAAAACAAATACTTTCGATTACGGGGAACTGCTCCGAAAGGCCTCGAAAATGATTGTAACGATAATCGTGTCTTATGTCCTGCTCGATATGCTCAGGGTTACGGCCGGAGACAATATCGCAGGGGAGATTTTTAAAATCCTCATCCAAATAATGACGCTTTTGTATCCCATATCGAAAACACTTAAACAGGTGTACATCCTGAGTAATAAGGAGTTCCCTCCGGAGTTCATTATGACGAAATTGTACAATTTTGAAAAGAACGGAGATTTAACTGAATTTTTTAACACAAAACAAAAACCTGAGTAATTATGCCAATCGCAAAAAACATCAAAAAGATCGTGATCCATTGCTCCGCTGGTTTCGGAGACAAAGCCAGTATTTTAGCATATTGGAAAAACGTTTTAGGATGGAGATCCGTCGGATACCATCGTCTAATCGGTACACTCGGCGAAGTTCACGAACTCGCCAAATTTGAGGAGTTTACCAACGGAGTCCAGGGACACAATTCCGAGACTCTGCATATCTGCTACATCGGCGGCGTTGAGAAGAAAGCCGGAAAGTTTGTCGCCAAAGACACCCGGACGGACGCGCAAAAGAAATCGATCGAGTATTGCATCGGAGAGATGCAGAAATGGATCAGGAAAAACGGCGGAGATCCGTCAAAGGTTCAAATCGTCGGTCATCGCGATTTCAGTCCCGACCAAAACAAAGACGGCGTAATCGCATCCTGGGAACGGATTAAAGAGTGTCCGTCGTTCGATGCCATACCTGAGTACAAACATTTAATTCCAACCGCTTAAAATTCCAACCATGAAAAAAGCATTTTTATTTTTATTCCTTATCGCCTCGCTAATCTGCCAGGCGCAAATTACCGGCAGAGTCGTAAAGATCAAAGACGGAGACACCGTCGTCGTTTTGGATGCCAGCAACAAAGAAACGACCGTCCGCCTGGCCGGTATCGACTGCCCGGAGAAAAAACAGGATTTCGGGAGCGCGGCGCGAGTCTTTACCTCGATGCAAATCTTTGAATATACCGTCAGAGTGAAAGTCGTAACCGTTGACCGTTACGGACGGACGATCGGCTGGATTACTTACGGCGAGAAGTTCGAGAAAGACCTCTCTCGCGAGTTACTAAAATCCGGACTCGCCTGGCATTATACCGATTACGATAAGTCGAAGTATTTGCAGAGCCTCGAGAATAAGGCGAGAAAGCAAAAAATCGGACTTTGGAGTCTGCCCGATCCAATCCGTCCGAGTGAATTTCGGAGCGCAAAAACAGTAAAACGATGAAAAGGGCGTTTTTAGGCATTATCTCGCTGTTACTGATAACATCGTGCGCCTCTGTCAAGAAAAACGAAACCAGGGAGGAGAAATCCGCCTCCAGCGTCGAAGTGAACGCGGACTCAATCGCCAAACTCAAAGAGCAGTTAAAAACGGCAAACAAAACGATCGAGGAACTCAAAACAAAAAAAACGACGACCGAGATCAAATATAAACCGGAGATCGATCCAGCGACCGGCAAAGCAAAGCCTTTCAATTATGAGACAAAGGAGAACGGGAAACCGAAAACCAGCGTACACGTTGACGGAAACGGCGAGGTAACGATCCGGAGCGAGGAGGAGGAGACTCAGCAGATCCGGGAGCAGTACTCGGACTCGATCCGGGACATCACTCACGAATTTAATCGCAGACTCCAGGCTCAGGCATCGACAATCCAATCGCTCGAGAGTCATAAGTCAAAGACCGGCGGCGGATCGTTTTGGTTGTGGTTTTGGATAATCCTCCTCGCGATCCTGCTGGCCGTTTCAATTTATTTCCATGTCGTTAGGACTGGCATCCCGTTTTTAAATAAAAAATAAATTATATTTGCCTCGGGTTTGTGTAATAGTGTGGTATTGCATCAAAGTTGTGTTTTGAAAGGAGTCTCCTCAAAAGGGAGACTTTTTTTGTGCGTAAATAAATTAAAAAATGTTTTGTAATTAAATTATATTATTTACATTTGCCAAAACAAACACCATTTTCCTCATGCAACCACAAGCGCAAAAAGATCCTGGTTATCCGAAAATTATCGATATTTCCAGCAGAAAACAACCATTTAAGCACGACCGGAGAGATCCAAATTTCGACAGGCCTCTCGCCGATCTAAAACAAACCTTTCCAAAACCCGTAACCGGGATATTATTTTTTAAAATCAGGCCACAAAATTAATCCTTAATCAATTAATATTTTTTCATTATGTCAGAGCAACAAACAGAACCAACACTCGAAATCGAAAACAAAGAGTACGCTATCGATGTGGATACAATTATCGCCAAATGGAACGCGGCAAACCCGGATAAAAAAGAACTATCCAGGACGCAACTCGCGAAAGACATGGGAGTCAATCCGCAATTATTCTCGGACTGGAAACACAAAAAGACTCCAAAATGGGTAAAGTGGCTCATGCACCTGGTCGAGACCGGAAACTGTGAGATCGGCGAGTTTATCAAAGAGCGCACCGACGACGAACCTAAAAATTAATACCCATGTCAACACAAACCCAACCATCAGAACACGAAACCGACGAAAACGACATCGTCTCCGTTGTCGAGACAAACACCGAGTTACTTTACTCGCAGGATCGCGCCCTGATCGACATGCAGATCGCAACGGCGAAACAATATCCCCGGAACGTTGCCGAGTGCATCGAGGAGGCCATCGCTGTCGCGACAATGGACGCAGAGACAGCCGTTTCGTGTAATTATACAATCCCTCGGGCAAATAAGATTATAACCGGCGGATCGGTGCATCTCGCAAAGATCCTCGTCCAAACCTGGGGAAACATCAAAGCCGGTGCGCGAGTTGTCGCGACAGACGATAAGCATGTAATCTCCCAGGCCATTTGTTACGATCTGCAAAAAAACGTCTCGATCACACTCGAGGTAAAACGCTCCATCGTGCAAAACGAGTACAAAAACGGGCAGAGAACCGGAAACCTGATCCGTATGAGCGACGAAATGATTACGATCACCGGCAACGCCTGCAACTCGATCGCGCTCAGAAACGCCATCTTTTCGGTGATCCCAAAGAACGTCGTCGGCAAAGTCTATCAGTCGGCCATCGAAGTAATAACCGGAGACGTATCAACGGACGAGAAGCTGGCGAAACGTCGCGCCGAGGTGTTCGAGTTTATGCGGACAGCGTTCGGAGTTACAGACTCGGAACTCCTCAAATTTGTTGGAAAGACCGGTTTACGAGGCGTTACGAAAATGGATCTCGTCGCTCTTTATGGAGTCGCTCAGGCCATCCGAGACAATGAGACGAGCATCGAGACCGCTTTCCGTCCAGGAAAAAAGAGACCGACGGCCAAAGATCCGGAGGTCGCCAAAGCGTTCCAGGAGACGCAACGCGCCGAGATCAAAAAGGCAGTCGATAAGTTTTCCGAACAAATCAAACCCGACGACCGAGTTTGGATCGACAAAGTCATCAAAAACAAAACCGTCGGATCTTACACCAAAACACTTTTATTTTTAGAGCAATTCAAAACCCAACTCAAATGATTTTAAATAAAGACAGGATCGGCCGGCCGACATCAAGTAAGGCCAGCCTATTAGCAAAAAACGGTCGCCAGGCGTTCGGTTTCAGCGATGCCGCGATCACTTACTTAAACAAAAAGAGAGCCGAACGTTACCTCGGCCGCTCGACGGATACGGGAGGTTATGCAAAGCCGTTATATTGGGGAAAATGCCTCGAGTATATCCTGTTTGAGCAGAAACTCGGAAACGAGTACGAGATCGTTTCTAAGGAGACAGTCGTGCATCCCGATTACAAGTTTTGGAGTGGATCTCCCGACTTTATCGTCCCGACCGTTAAGGTATCCGAGGGAAAATGCTTTTATCCTGATAAGTTTTTCCTATACTCTGAGGCATTGCAGAAAGGCGATCTCGAGAACCTAAAGAAAAATTTCGACGAGGAATATTGGCAAATAGTATCAAATGCCGCAATCCTCGGCCTGGATAACGGAGAGGGCATCGCTTACATGCCGACGCTCGAGGATTTGGAAAAACTCCGTTACAGGATCGCCGAGACCGATTTCATCCGCGAGCAGTTCCCAGGCGAGGAGGAGTGGAAATTTAAGTTTATCGCAGACGATCCGATCGAGACTCTGCCCTGGATCGCGCCCGAGTCAAATTGGCCGGATCTCGTAAAGCATGAGTTTTTTATCCCGAGTGAGGATATTGTTTACCTGACTCAACGATTTAAAAATGCTGAGTTATACATTACCGGTCAAAATGGATAATGCGATAAGGAAAAATTTCACGATCACGCCAAACGAGTTAATCGACGACAACAGCATCTCGATCCAGGCGCGTTTCCTGTTCGTTTACCTGGCCTCAAAGCCTGACGATTGGAAATTCTACAACTCGGCATTAAACAAGGCGTTAGGGATCTCGGACGACACTCGCCGCAAATACATGAACGAACTCGCGTTAAAAGGCTGGATCAGTAAGATCCAAAAGAAACTCGAGACAGGCCAATGGTGCGAGAACGACATCACATTGCATCCGTACCCTAATTTTTCCGGTACGGTGAAAACACCGCCTCCGAAAATTACCGCACCCGAAAAAAACGGAAGCGGTAAAAGTCCGGAACTTAATAATAATAATGTATTAACAAATACTGATTTATTTACTGAAAACGAAATCCCGTTTTTACCGAAAGACATAATTTTGTATTTGAACCAAAAGAAAGGCGGAGCAGGTTTCCGATTGATGGACTCGAATTACACCGAGATCAAAGCCAGGATAAAGGATAAATTCCAGGCCGAGGATTTCAGAAAGGTAATCGATGCCGCGATTATAAAATGGAAAGACGATCCGGTTAACAAAAAATTCATTCGACCGGAAACGCTTTTCGGCAAAAAATTTAATTCGTACCTCGTCGAAGCTGACGACATTATAAACGGAACGCAAATAACCAAAACCAATGAGCCAAAACTTAATAACAACAAACAGTCCTACAAATTTGACGCTCTTTCCATCATCGAGCAACAAACCGATGCTCGCCAAACTTAATGAGGATTATCCGAAAATTAGAAACATCCAAACGCTCGAGGAGTTAAACGAGTTGGTTAATTTCATGGTTCAGATCTTAAACATTAAAATCTCGACTCCCGAGGAGAAAAAAGATCTCGATTTCCAAATGGTTTTAGCACTCGACCTCATCCGAAAAAAGTTTGGCGGACTAACAGTCCCGGAGGTAAAGGAGGCCTTTAAAATGTACGTCTCCCATCAGTTTGATATTAAAGTCTTTCGTCTGTTGGATTGTGTCAGTATCGGCGAGATCCTCAACGCTTACACCGAGTATCGAAATGAGTCTTTGCGGATCTACACCGACAAAAAGCAAAAGGAGGCCGACAAAGCCGACAAACTGCCTCGGGAGGAGGTGCTGTCGATTATGAAATCCGGGATTATCGACTGTTATATGGAATTTTTGGAGACCGGCATCGTTGACGACGGAAAGTTTTACATTTTTCAAACCTTATACCAAATCGGCATTTTGCCGAGAATGGAGGACGAAAGCGAGGAGGATCGTCCAATCGCCAGGGCATACGCGGCGCGGAAAGAGTTGGCAAAGAGTCAAATCCGTACCGAGTTGACAATCGCAAAAACCAAAGAGACCGACAAATTTAAAAAGGATGAGTATGTCGCCGAATATCTCAGGGTAAAAAACGACGAGAGTCAGTCGGTAAATAATCGGGCGATGGCGTTGGTGCTGGCTGGTTATTTCGACAAATTGAAAAATAACCCGAAACTCGAGAACCCGATGTCGGAACTCGAGAGGCTGGTCGATGAGAATATCGAAAAATATATTTATGAGTAGAGCAGTTATCGGAATAGATCCAGGAGCAAACGGCGGAATAGCTGTTTACACGAAAGGCAGGGCGACGGCTGTCCGTATGCCTAAAGACGTTTTCGAGTTGAACACGTATTTAAAATTTCTTATCGATACATACGAAACGCCGCTGGTATTTATCGAGAAAGTGCAGGCTTTCATCGAGGACGATGCCGCTCCTGGCAAAAAGTTCGCCATTAACAAAATGCTCGACAATCAATCGCAGATCCACACGATCCTCAAATTAAACGGCATCCCATACGTTGAAGTTTATCCGGTGTCGTGGCAAAATAACGCTTACATCAAATGTCATCAAAAGGATGCCGCCAAAGGCGACAGAAAAAAACATTACGCTCATATCGCACAAACCACATTCCCGGAGGTAAAGGTTAACCTCAGCGTCGCCGATGCGCTTTGTCTTATAATTTTCGGGACGGACAAACTCAAAAACGATATTAATTGGGTGATCGATCGAGTGAAAAACAGTAACAGCATAGACCTCCGGCTGTTTGTATAATGGAGGCGCAATATTAATTATTTTAAACCCGTAATCATGGCAAAAACACATGAACAACAAAGACAAAGGAGGCTCGAGTTTCAACACTTCGGACTCAAAAAAATCAAATCGACAAAGGACGGCATCTCCGCGAAGTATTTCGAGTCAGGAGGATCGGTAAACGAGATTTTGATCGTCGCGCACGGCGAGCCTCATCCTGATTTTACCAAAGCACTTTCCGACCTGGCTCAGTATTACGCACTAAGTCTCGGACTCCTCTCCGGATGGGATTTTGCGCGTGAGAACCTGAGAGACAATGGCGAGGCGTTGAAAGAGGCCATAATCGGAAACGATCGCGAGATCGCCCGTTGCATGGTTGTCGGAGTGTCTTATCTCGGAGACGGAGACACCGCTGGAGCAAAGATCCTCGGATCTCTGAAATGCGACAATAATTGGGTAAAATGCGACACGCCTAAAATCCCGTTCGCAACTGATAAACTCGGTTACGAGAAAACTCTCGAGAAGCTGGTCGAAATTGTGAGAGCCGAGTCGTATAATTACATTTTCAACAACAAACGCGCCCAGGAGGATCTCGAGAGACAAGCCAACGGAGACGAGGCCAACGACATCAAAACGGCCGATTTGTTCAAAGACTGGCCGGAGGAAAAAAAGGATTAAACTTTGAAGCCAAAGAAATGTAAAAATCCCGAGTGCGAAGTCGGTCGCTACATACCGGTAAAAAGTCCGGATAGTGGATACTGCTCGCCTCGGTGTTTTTATCAGCACAAACCGCCGAAACCTCGATCGGCCATAAATCAAAAATCTAAAAAGCGCAAAGCCGAGGACAAAATTTATACTCCAGGCCGTAAGGAGTTCCTCGCGTTACCGGAAAACCAATTTTGTTTTATAGATGGTTGCTCCAGGAGAGCAACGACGATCGAGCATATAATGGGACGAAAGGGATACGCTGACGATTGGGCGCGAGACAATAAAATCTCGCTTTACATCGATCAAAGATTTTGGAGGCCTTGCTGTTTCCAGCATAACGGCGAACTCGAAAATAATCCGGAACTGTCAAAAACTTATCAACTATCGAAAATTCATGGCGGCAAAAAAGAGTAACACCGATCCGATCGCGCACCTGCTCGATCCAAACACCGTGATCGATGTCTTTAAAATCAAAGGCGACCGGATACAGCATAAGCAAATGACGCACGGGCAGGCCATCAAAAACAAAAAAGAGCCTGGATGGAGATACGTCTTTTACCAGGTCGGTTTCAGTTCATTAAAAGCAACAGAGTAAAAATGGAAATATCAGGAAAAATTAAAGTAATCAATCCGGAGCAACAGGTCTCCGCATCGTTTAGAAAACGAGAACTCGTCGTTACGACGGAGGAGCAATATCCTCAGCATATAAGCATCGATTTCACTCAGGATAAATGCGACCTGTTAAACAGTTTTAAACCCGGACAGTTTGTTGTCGTAGCGATCAACCTCACAGGTCGAGAATGGGTAAACCCACAGGGAGAGACCAAATATTTTAACACGATCAAAGGCTGGAATATTAAACTTGACTCTCAGCATGCAGGAAATCAGATCCCTCAGCCAACACCTCAACCGGCCGCAAAAGCGAACGAACCGGAGAAAAACTCCGCTTTCACCGAGGAGGAACACGACGACCTCCCGTTTTAAAATAAATTAAATAATGTTTGGAGATTAAATAATTTACTTTATATTTGCATTACCTAAAACACAATAGTAATGCAAAAGTCAACGAAAGCGATCAAGTCATCAAACCCAAAAGTCGCCGCGATAAATAAAAACTTTATCATTCGATGGCGCAAACATGGCGAGAAAAAATGGAAACTCGTCTCCGCCGGAAAATATCACACCGTCGTCCAGGAGGAGACTCTCGAGAGGCATTTCGAGAAAGTCATGGACGGAACTCAGCAGAATTACACATTTAAAATCCGCGAGCAACTCGAGATCGTGTTTGTCGCAAAATAATCATTCACTAATTTAATATTTTACCACATGGCAGAAAATGCAGAAACCCAACCGGAAGAAATCCCAGGAGTCGAGTTGTCGGTTATCAAACCGGAACAATTAACCATTATCCAGGGACTCGAGAAACGTCAACTCGAGATCGTCGAAAAAAATCCCTTTGTCAAAATTACAGATAAGGCGACGTATGAAAAGGCGAAACAGCACCGCACCAATCTCCTAACGGCCAGCACGACCGTCGAGAAAGAGGACGACAATTTCGGGCGCGTTGCTCGAAATTTCATCGCCCAGGCTCGCGCGAAAATTATCCAATGCGCCAAACTCACTCGAGATCCTTACGAGAAACAACAGGAGGAGGTTAAGCGGCACGAAAAAATATTGCAGGACGAGATCGACCGTAAGGCGAAAATCGCCAAAGAGCGCGAGGATAGGATTAAGGCGAGCATCGAGTTTTTGATCCAGGAGTATAACGACATTATCGAGGTTTTGACTTACGACTCGATCGCGACTCAGACGGAGCATATCACCGAGAGCATCAAAAACCATCGCGGCACTTTTGAGGAGTTCGACATCCTGTTCAACAGGGACTCGGAAAATGTCCTCACCAGGCTATCGGACAAAACTCAAACTTTGACCTCAGCGTTTGAACAGGCCGAGGAACTCCGCAAAAAAGCGCACACCGATAAGATCGCCGAGATCGAACTCAAAATTAAAACAATCGTCCTGGATCTTACTCCGGAAAATTTCGAGGCCAAAGAGAAAGAGTTCCAATCCATCGCAAACGGAGAGTACAATTTCGAGGAGTTCGATGCTGATTACAAGGCCAAACACGAGGAACTCGCGACGCTATTCCTTAACAAATCCAACGAGATCCATAAGGCACTCGAGTCGGAAAGACAACACGAGGCCGATCAAAAAGAACTCGAGGAACTCCGCGCAAAAAACAGGTACAACGACAGATCCAAAACCCTGATCGAGATCGGGATGGCTGTCCAGGAAAACGGAGATTTCGCTGTCCTGGATCTTACTTACTCGAAAGGCGATATAATCGCGGATGAGTTGGAGATTTTCGAGCAGACCGTCGAGAATATTATCAAATTTATCGAGACCGAGACCAAAAAAGAAAACGAGGAAACTCCAGCGGCCGAAACTGCCGTCGAACCAGCGGCGCAAATTCCGGGAGAGGTTGCGACTGATTATTCTGCCGCATTTCAACAGCCGCAAAGTCCGGAGGAGATCGCAGAGATCAAAACGACCGGAGAGATCCATGTAAACGGAGATTTGCAGGCAGGAAACCCGGAGGAGAAACTTTCCGGAGCGATCGAAGTTATCGAAAGCACTATCCCAAAATGGGAGCGCATCGGTTACGTTACAACAGCCGGAGAGATGCGAGCGGCGTTGGCCGAGTACGGAGATGACGTTCCTCTCGGGTTCGTAAACCAGCCGGTACAAGTTTTATTTAAAATCACCAGCGGCGGCGATGTCCTGCTCGGTTTCCATAGTGAAGCACCAGCGATCGAGAACGTAATGGAGGGAAAATAATGGACGCTTTTTTTACAGCAATAGAAAATCACCGAGGAGCGGCCTTTGCTGTCGCTCTCTTTGTGGTTATTGTCGTCGCTCTTATTTGTAGTACATTTGAGGCCAAAGACAAACCAAAGTAAATTTTTAACATCAAAATCGAGAATTATGGAAAGCCATAAGCAAAACAAAAAAAGGGCGACCAAAGAGCAACCGGTCGAAATTACCGCTCCGGAGTTGGCATCGGTCGAGCGCATGAAAATAATCGAAAGGTCTCTCATGGATGCGCTGACGGCCTCCTCCAAAGAGGCCAAAGAAAACGGGAAAGGAGAGTTTACGGTTTATGAGATTATGAAAGTCCTCTCCAAAGTCCAGCATCATTACTCGGGCATAGGTGTCGAGTTCCAATGGGAGGACGCGAACGCCCGGAACACCGAGACGATCGAGTCGGCCAAAACGATCCAGTTACCCGTCGAAAAACAGAACTAAAACCAAAACCGAGACATCCTCTCGGTTTTTTTTATGCAATGAAAATAAATTAAATAATGTTTGGTAAATAAATAATTTACTTTATATTTGTCAAAGTAAAAACACCTAAACACAAATATCATGCAGACCAAAACGATCAAAGCAATCATTACAAAAAAACTCGAGGAGTGGCTCGAGACGATCACCGACGAGCAACTCCGTAAAGAAGTAAAGAAAAACATCCTCCTCAGCGGCGGATCGATTACGGCCATGTTTCTAAATATGCCGGTCAACGATTACGACATTTACATCCAGGACATGAACGTCCTGTTACGCCTGGCGAGATATTACTGTCCTAACGACGTTCTCGATGGCCGTCTCCGGGATCAGTACCTCCAAAACTATTTCGACGAGAACAGCACCTCGAAACAAAAGGCAGATCACCGCATGGCGAACGTGGACGAGGATATGTCCGAGATGGTCGTCAGACTCAAAAACCTAAAGCCTGACCAGGTTAAATTAAACATTAACGGAACAGGCGTAAAGATGACACTCCAGGAGGGCGTAAAATACCAGGTCGCTTTCCTTTCTCAAAATGCCATCAGTCTCACCGATGACATCCAAATCGTCCTCCGTTTCAGCGGTAACGCCGAGGAGATCCATAAAACTTTCGACTTTATCCATGCGACCAACTACTTTACATTTGCGGACGGCCTGGTTACAAACATTAAGGCTCTCGAGTGTACGCTGACAAAGGAGTTAAAATACCAGGGATCTCTTTATCCGCTTACGTCGATTATTCGCATGAAAAAATTTATACTCCGAGGCTGGAAAATCAACGCCGGGGAGATCTTAAAAATCATGTTTCAGATCTCGGAACTCAACCTCAAAAATCCGGAAGTACTCGAGGAGCAACTGATCGGAGTCGATATTGCATACTTTGCAAAGCTGATCGAGATCCTGAGAGGTGTCGAGTCCGACAAAATTTGCTCGACTTACCTCAACGCCTTAATTGACCGCGTTTTTAACGATCACGTTGAGGATGACGATGTCGAAAACACCAACGATCCTCGATAAGATGCCGAGTGCACAAAGTAAAAAGGTTTTCGCTGAGACCAAAATCACCAACTTTAAAAGCTGGCTGGCTCAGAACGGAGCGGAGATCCTCCCGAAAACGAACGAGTACGAGGCCGTAAGGTTCAAAGGAAAAGAGACCGGAGTTTTATATAATTCCGGCCGGTTCTCCGGAGACTATGCGAGAGCAGCCTGGGATGCTTTTACCAAAGGAAAAAAATGGGACGGCTTTCCGATCAGCACCGGGAGAAAGGCGACGTATAAAGCCGAAAAAAAGAAAATACTCCTCCGAGATGGTTGCGCCTGTTTTTATTGCGCCGAACTCATGGGCGAGGACATCACTCTCGAGCATCTCGTCCCTCTCACCGCTGGCGGACAGAATAACCTCAGTAATATGGTGCTGGCGCATGAGGATTGTAATAATAAAATGGGTTTCAAACATATCTCCGAAAAGGTTGCGTATGCCGTAAAGATGCGCGTCGAAAAAATCACAAAACAGTAATTTATTATGGCAAAAGTTTCTTATATAAAATTAGCGATTGACACGCCTGATCCTAAAACTTACGAGGTGCATTATCAGGGTAAAAGTGCAAATAGAAAGACAAAATTACCGGGTTTTTATGTTAATGGATTACCGAGTGATTTTTGTCGCATCACCGATATAAGGTCGGACGGTTACGATACCGAAGTCGCACTAAGTGACACGATGCACCGGGCAGTAAATATTTATAGAGAGTTCCACAAAAATAGTAAACGGGTGATTTTGTTCCGGTGTTCTGCCTCTGCTGAGTTACGCATGGAGAAAGTAAAACAGGGACATTATATCGGGCATCGGAAAGGCATCTCTCATAAGATCAGAGGAACGGATTACGGAGCAGATGAGGCGACGATCGGCATCTCCTACATAATAGCCGAAAAGATCCAGGACTCCGCAAAAACAGAATATTTTCGGACAGATCCAGCAAATGATTATCAGATAAACGGCCGGATCACAAGCGACTTAAATTATACTGTTATCGATTGGACGGAGGAGAGAGAGGCATTTTTCTCCAGTCTTTACGACTCAATGCGAGTACTACTCGATAAAATGAATTTATTTTTCGGAGAGGATGCAGACAAAGCGGCTCTTTTCATCGATAATAATCCTTTACTTTTAACCGGAAAAACCAATTAAACAGCATGGAAAAACAGACACTCATCAACAAATTAAAACCGTTCACCGGCAACAAACGGACACTCGATACCTCGAGTCTTTGGCTTACTGAGATTAGACACGAAAACGGTTATTTATACGCCTCAAATCGTGAGATCTCAATCAGGGCGAAAGGCGAACCGGAAACCGAAACGATCCCGATCGGTAAAAGAACGAAACCGCTCTCGTCGTTTTACGAAAATATCGAGGGAGAGTTCCTCGGGACGATCACAAAGAAACAACTCCTCGACGCTGTTGCCATAAGCAAAGCCTCCGGAGAGTGGGAGGACGACGATCCGTTCCGCCTAAACCTCATCGAGATCAATGCAATATATTTCGATCCGAAATACATCAAAAAGATCTCAACACTCGGCAACCTGTTCCAGGTTTACACTTGTGCCACGTTCCCGCTGATTAACAACGCGCTTTTTTTAAAAGTCGGAGTTTTCGAGGTTCTGCTGTTGCGCCGCATCACCGACCACATCGAAAAGGTCGAGATCGATAATAAAATCACAATCACAAAATAATTTTATATGGCACTTTTCAGAAAACCAATCCGGCCACGTCAAGCACTTTGGAACGGCGGCGCGGAGTTCGTAACCTTTGAGTTTTGTAATTATCGCGTCCTGGAGCATGAGACTCCGACCTGGTGGCCAAACCAGCACATCGGGCAGATCCGGCAGGGCATCGAGATCACCGACAGCACCGGCCACGTTTTCCTCATCGACAACCAGCACGGCGAGGGATACCGAAAACTCATCGAGTTTGGAGGCAGTCCCAAAGTCAACCACAAATCCGTCATTAATTACGAGATCGTCGATAAGGATCTCGACGACAAAGATTGGCATTTCAAATATGACGGCGCGGCAATTAAAGCCGAGTTTGAGGCTCACGAGAATTGGATGCGGGAAAACCATTTCGAGGCGTTCGAGCGTCTCCGGAAAATGAGAGAGTCGTTTGAGGAGCAACAAAAGAACGGTTTCCGATAATGTCTCCCGACACTAAGTGCATGCTGAAAAATGCAATAATCACGATTTTAATTATACTGCTAATATGGATAATAAAATGTTTTTTCCCGGAGATTTACAACTCCTTAAAAGCCGACTCGCCACGTTAGAGCAACGCGAGTCCGATCGACTCCAGGACGGAGACATCGCTGGATTTTATGAAGTGAGCGCACAAACCAGGCGCGTCCGGTCGTGGATTATGGAGTTATGTTTCATCGTCGTTGACGATCCGATCTCAGGAGAGGCGATACCGAACGTCGAGGCAATGGATCGATATATAAAAGGATTTTTCGATGTCAAAATTAAGACTGAGGAAAAACCAAATTACACCAGGATCGAGGCGAAAACCATCGGAGTCATCGCTGAAACCCGAGACGATTTCGATAATTATGTCCGGGATCGACAGCCGATTTACGTCCATGTTACCGATGGAGTCGCTTTAACCGGCAGACGCTTCGACGAGATCCTGTTCGGATACAATCACGACAACGTCAGCGATCAAGTCAAAAACGCCGCTCTCACGCGGATAAAAAAGAGATAACGATGGAAACGACACCGAAACCTCATCCGCTCGCACTTACGTCTTACAGGCCGTCCAACGGCTCGGAGGGATGTTACTTCGCTGAGTTGTTTTGCGATCAATGCGCTCACGAAAAACAGACTCACACCGGCGACGACAACGATCGGGCATGCGAGATAATTATGCTCTCCATGTGTTTTGACCAAAACGATCCGGAATATCCGAAAGAGTGGATTTATGACAACGACGGCCATCCGACTTGTACAAAGTTTAAGCGGCACGTTTGGCGCGACAGTTATACCGGAGACCTGATCGATTACGAACTCCCTGAGCCTCTCGATCCTGCTCAGTTAGATATATTTCAAAACCTTTAAAACCCGACAGCGATAAGCACCCGACGCGACCATTACGCTCGATTTGATCCTCGGCCAAACTGCATTAAGAGGATGCAGGAACGCCACACCGGTCAAGGATCACGCTGGAGGAAAAACCAAACAATTTAAAATTTTATCTTATGAATTTAAACGACGAAATCGTCCGGGCGTTATCCTGGAAAGAGCCATTTGCCTCTGCCATGCTAATCGGGAAAATCGAGACAAGAACCTGGGACACAAAATATCGCGGCCTGGTGCTGATATGTGCCAGCCAAAAGAAATACACCGAGGGAGAGATTATCGAGATCTCAGGACAGCACCAGGCGCAGAGAGTCCTCAACCTCATCAACACAAAGCGCATAATCGAGCGGCCAGGTAAAGCGATCGCCATCGCCCGACTGATCGACTCGCGGCCGATGACTCCGAAAGACGAGGACGCATGCCTGGTAAAGTACCGGCCGGGATTGTTCTGCCATGTTTACGCCGAGGTTATCCCGATCAGATGGTTTGACTGGAAAGGATCTCAGGGATGGCGAACGCTCACCGAGGATCAAAAACAGTTAATCGATATTGCATGATAAGAGTGTATTTTCAACCGGAGAACTCAACCGTATGCGGCCAGCACTCCGTCGCGACTATCGCCGGAATTACTCCGGATCAAAGCATCCGAGTATTTAAAACGACCGCATGCACCAGCACAAAGCAAGTCGTCCAGGCTCTCGAGATCCTCGGAGTGCCATGCGAAAAGCGGCTCATCAGGACAAACAAAAAGACAACGCTCCCAGATCTCTGCATTTTGCAAATCCGTTACAAAGAAAGGCCAAACGGAGGCCATTGGGCAGTCTATTACAAAGGGATGGTTTACTGCTCCGGCCTCGGGATTTACGATGTCTCAGCGCACAAAAAAGATCCCTGGTTCGGTCGGATTACTTCATATTTAACAATCTATAAAAAATTTGAATAGATGGACGACATATTTACAAAAGTTAAGGATTCTATCGAGTATTATGCCGAAAGCATCGCAAAGGAGATCCTGGAGAAACAATACCTCGAGACCGGGGACGTAACTCAAACAATAAAAACCCGGATACTGTTTGCGCTCCAGGATATTTTCAAAGGTCAAATTACAGAGACCGAAAAACGACGACGGGATCTCGCCGATGAGTATCGAAACCAATCGACTCCAAACTGGAGGAAAGAGGATCTTAAACGGATGCTCGGCAGGCTCAAAACTGAGTCAAAAGACATAAACCGGACATACCATACCGTTAAGCATGTCAACGAATACGAGGAGTTAAAGAGTTTCGTCCGGGAACGTCTCGGAGAGGATGCTTTCCGAGAATTTTGCGACAATTATCAAACTCAAAACCCACAATAAAAAAGTAAAAACATGGAAAATCTAAACGTTATCGGGTTAATCTTTACGGATGGCTCAAAGTATTGGATCGCCGCTCCATCGATGGAGGCGGCTCGAAAATGGTACGACCTGGAGGGAGATTATGCTCTCGATGGATCTGAGACCTGGAAACAACTGTCCGAGGAGGAAATCGACGACTTTAAAGTCTCTCTCGCAAATTTCCAAAGCGAAGCACCTGGAGACGGATGGCCTGACACGATGCCGCTCCGCGAATTTATCAAAGACTGCACTCTTTACAACGGAGAGACTCCGGAAATCATTTGCTCGACCGATTACGATTAAGCCATGAATATAAAGGAAAATGTTACGGTTTTCGAGTGCGAGCATTGTAAAAAACGGCTTTTCGTCCGTCATGCGATGGCTTTGAGCCGCCTAAATTTAATTTCTAAATATATAATTATGGAATGGGAAAACATTATCCAAAATCTAATCCTCATCGCAGGAAAGTCCGGCATCCAGCCAAACAGGATCGTCGTTAATAATTTCACTTATCAACTGATAAGCGAGGAGTTTGCCCGAAAGGAGATCCTCAAATCGAGCCGAAACTTTCTCGGCCTCCGGGTTCACATCGACGACGATTACTCGGAACTGAATAAAATCGTTATTGAAATCGATAATTTATAAGCTATGAAAATACACGGGAACTTAGAAAAATTAAACTTCGACAAATCGTTGCAACCTCTTTTCGATGCAATGCTCGCCGGTAAAGTGATAACGTCGGTCGTCTGCATGGGAGGATCTGCCAACAAAGACGACCGGAGCGCGGACTTTACGATTACCAACTTTGTCGCCTCCGATTATTGGGTGGCGATGTCCTCCAGCGGAGATAAACATTTCGATTACGTCGATCTCTTTCTCTCCGACAATCCTCGAAACTCCTTTTACATGAATTGGGTGTTATCTTATCAAATCGACGGAAAGCTGATCCACACCTCGAACGTCGCAAACCCGAAAAATTATAACTGCCAGGTTCGGGAGGAGTGCCAGTATCCGAGTTGCGAATGTCACAACTATTAAATAAAAAATTATGAGAATTAAAATTTACACCGACGACCAACTGGTCGAGGGAATTAAAGAGCGTTGTCGTAACGGCCTCGAGTTCGCCAGGTCGAGCCATTTCCAAATCGGCGAGTATTTCGTCGTTTGCAATATCGAGGACAAACATCGCGCTCAGGTAATTGTCTCCATGATGACCATCGAGGACTCAGATAATAACGGCTGGACGAAAATAAAACCGGACGGGAGTAATTTGCCTGATCCATCAGATCCGGGACTGTTTACCGTCGGAAAGCGAACGAAACGAGAGTTTTACGAGTACAAAGGTCGCCTCGAGAGTTGGGGTTTGAAGTCCGAATTTTTACGGAAAGAGATTACTCATTTTCGCCGGTCGATGAAAGACATGCCTCCAAAAGACTAAAGATCGTAAAATGAAAGTCGTCCACAAATCAGACACGCCGGTCGATGTCCCGGACTCAGCGATCGATCACCGTATCACCTGGGACAGCAAAAAGGGAAAGTATGTTTTTAAAACCCACATTTGCGCCGATTGTGGCACGTCGTTCCGATGGGACGAGGATTGTCTCTCCAGGATTGTTTTGCCGTCCTGGAAAGACCTCTCCCGGATGAGTATGTCCGAATTAAACCTCATCGACGATAACGAGTTGATTTGCTCGGATTGTAGCGCAAAGATCCCAAAAGATAATATTTCAGATCTGCAAAAACCATACGAGCCAAACGAGACTCCTTACTGACAGCGGAGAGAGAAAAACACCAATAGTAAAAACACAATCCGAAAGGAGGGGAGATCCTCTCCAGCACCCAAAACCGCGAAACAATTACTCACCTAATTGTCAGCGGTTTATGTTTTGGAAATCGCGACGAAACCCGCAAATAGGTTGCTTTTTATCCATAACCAAAAAGGCATCGGTTTTTTTATACCTTTGAGGCATCACTCAAAACAATAATTTGAAATGGAAAGGGATAAAATTTCAAACGAGAAAATACAAAAGGCATTTTTTGACAGTTACGGCATTATAACCGACGCGGCTCGAAAATTACGCATACACCGCAAAACGCTCGAGGGATGGTGTAAAGCCGAACCGATCCTCGAGGAGTATCGTCAGGACGGACGCGGCCGACTCAAAGATCTCACCGAGGGCGCACTCATCAAAAACATCAAAGCCGGGAAAGAGGCGACGATTATCTTTGTCTCGAAAACCTTAAACCGGGATCGCGGATACATGGAGCGCATGGAGATCGTCGATAAGAACAAAGCGACCGACGCGCTGGATGACATGAGCGAGGACGAGATCCTGGCTCACATGGTCAACACAAACCGTCGTCTCTCAGACATCGCCTCCAGGCCGGAAACCAAATCCGAGTAAGTAATGGCTCAGACTCGCCGAGAATCATTAATCGCGCTCGCAAAGGAGCAACGGAAGCAACACGCGGCACTTGCAAAGCAAAAACTCGCGTACTTTGCAACGTATGTCGATCCGGAGGCCGAGACGGTTTGGTTTCATAAACTCATATACGACTACCTGGACAAATGGATCGCCAAAGACATCAAAAAGCTGGCGATCTTTATACCTCCTCAGCATGGTAAATCGAGGATGTCGTCCGTCATCACTCCGGCAAAGATCCTCGGGAGCATGCCAAAGAGTAAGGTCGTCGTCGCATCCTACTCGGACACCAACGCCTCGAAATTTAACCGGTCATGTCAGGACATTATCGATAAGCGCGAATTTTCGGAACTGTATCCCGGCGTTTACCTGCCATCGAAAGGAGTCGAGACGACCAACGAACTCCGAAATAATACTTACTTTGAGACCGTAAAGCATAAGGGATATTATAAAGCCGTTTCGATCGGTGGATCTCTTACTGGTTTTACAATCGATTTCGGCATTATTGACGATCCGATCAAAGACAGAAAGCAAGCGAACTCGAAAGTATATCGCGACTCGATTTGGGACTGGTACGTGGACGTATTTAAGACCAGGTTACACAATGACTCCTCTCAGCTTATGTTATTCACGAGATGGCACGAGGACGACCTGGCTGGCCGGTTATTTGATCCGAGAAACGAGCATTACAACGCGGACGAGGCCGCTGAGTGGACAGTTATCGCGATCCCGGCGTTAAAGGAACTCACCAAACCAATCCCGATCGCGATCGACGTGGACGATCCTCGGTCGATCGGCGAGGCTCTTTGGCCGGACAAACACTCGGCCGAGAAGTACGAGAGGCGAAAACAGACCTCTCCCCAATCGTTCTCGTCCCTGGATCAACAACGGCCGTCCCCGGCCGGAGGTAACAAACTTAAAAGGGAATGGTTTCAGGTCATCGATGCGAAAGAGTTGCCATTTAATCCGCTCCTGGTTAAAAAAAACTTTTGGATCGACGGTGCGTTCACGGCAAAGATGGAGAACGACGAGTCGGCTCAGATGAGCGAGGTGTTTTACAAAGGCAATTTATATATTTTCAATGCCGCCGGTGTCCGAAAGGAGTTAAACGAGTACCTCGAGTTTATCGTCCCCTGGCTCAAAGCTGAGGGATATAAAAGCACGTCTCAGGTAAACATCGAGTTAAAAGCATCAGGTTACGGATTTTATTCGATGCTCAAACAGCCGCGATATGGCCGCATTAATGTCGTCAAAGTAAATAACAAAGTCGTCGCTTACGGAAAGTTAAACCGCGTCGAGAACGCGCAACCGACACTCGCGTCCGGAAAGGTCTTTCTCGTGAAAGGAGGATGGAACGCCGCCTTTATCGATCAATGTTGTAACTTTCCGAACGACGTTCACGACGATATGCTGGATCTGTTATGTTATGCCATCCATCAATATTTCATCACCGACACCGAGGTCATCGTCCGGATCTCAAACTAAAGGATCACGACAGTAATGTCGCGAACAGCCAACGCGGTCTCGATTTGAGTCCGCGTTTTTTTTGTGGCATCACATTAAAATAAATTAAATAATGTTTGGAGATTAAATAATTTACTTTATATTTGTACTCACATAACAGCAAATAATAAAACAAAATGGCAAGATTATCCCAATTACTCGAACGTCGCGAAAGACTCATCGCTATTAACAACAACCTCGCAAACCAATATTTCAGGGACGATGCTAAGATCAAAGCCAAAAAGAACAAAGTCCAGGAACTTCTCTCGAAACTCAACGGCGAGCGTTATGCAGTTGAGGCGGCGCAATACAAAGCGCACCAGCAAACTCCCGAGCATGCCGCATTAATGGCAACGAAAGGCGCGAGCGGTTTCCAAATCCTTTTACACTCGAGACCATGAGAGCCGAGTTACTTAACTGGCATCGTGATCTCGT